ATAAGTATCTATTGCTTGTACAACAAAATTATATATTCCTCCAGACGTTACAGGTTTATCACTTCCAGGTCTAGGTGTTGTATCAAAAGTTATAGCACCTTCAGGTATTATAGCAGAATCTACATAAGATTTTAATATCTGCAAACTTTTAGCAGTAGGTGCTTTAACTTCAGAATTAAATTGTTGATTTGATATATCAGAAGGATTATTAGCATTAACAAGATCTTCCTTTGAAACATTAATTTCCAAAGGAATAGCGTTTAATATAATCTTTCTAACTATTGGCATATTAATAATATTAAATTGTAGGATTTATACTAGCATTTATTACATTGCCAGGTGCATCCTGTAAATAACCATCATTATCAACTAAGAATATACGATATTGAATATGATTACTTATACAATATTTCTTATCATTTGATAAATTAGCAGTAATTGTACGAATTGTATCATTAAAAGAAATACCACCATATATGTTATCTCCTTTTAATGGAAATTCTGATTCATTTATACCTAATTGTTCAGCCCAATATTCAGCAGAATGTCCAAAACCAAGTATATTAATTGTTATTGTTTCAGGAGTACTTCCAAAACAAGAAACTTGTAAATCATAAGCTATTGATTTTGATACAGGCTGTGTATATATTGGAATTTCTGAATATTTGGTAAATTTACCTAAATATCTAATTTGTCTAAAATCATATTCTCCAGAATATTCTATTCCATAACATTGAGCAAAAACTTTACCATTCTTTGTAACTACAAATATATCATATGCAGGAATTCTTCCTTCAATTTCCCATTCTATTATAGGATAATCAATATCATAAGTTTCTGCATTTTGTTCTGTATTTTCCATTTCAATATATACATCTCGTGTATATCCTGATTCTGGTAAAGTTAATCCTGTAGTAGTACTACCACTATTTATTTTTTTATTATATATACTAACTTTATTTGAATTATGTTCTTTTACAGTTATTTTAAATTTAATATCACTATTAGTATCTGCATGATCCAATCTTATAGATAATGATGTTTCATAACTACCAGAATCTGTATAAGAAACTAATACATGATTTGTAGGATTATCATTAGCTAAAATACTATTTATTCTAGATATTCTAACTTGTCCTTGATCTGTAATAGGATTCATAATCACAAATCTTAAAATTCTATTAGATATAGATGCTGGTAATACCATAGTTCCTTCATAGCACTGAGGATAATCTTCAGATTCTGGAACTAAAGTATTTGTATCTACACTTAATATACCTAAAAGATTTTGATTATCATATACTAATATATCTAAAGCATCTCTTATTTCAAATACATTATTTGTATCTCCATAATTTGCATCATCCTCAAAAGTATATGCTTTAGCAGTTAAAGTTCTTGTAACAGGATTATATATATAATCAACTTGTATAGTTTCAACCATATATTGAAGTCCTGACATAAAGAACTTATCATATATTCCAACTTTCTTATTTACAGCTTTTGATGTTACTGGCTTTTTTTCATTATTAACATTATCTGTTAAATTAATCATTGTATCTACATCTATAGGTACATATTCTTCAGATAAACTATCATAAACTAATGATTGACCATTAGAAGGAGAATTAGGTTTCTTAATAGCCTTTTCATCAGAAACATCTATAGTATTTCCGTTAATATTTAATTTAGAAACTTTCATATTTATATAGTTATTCAGTTTGACCTCTAGTATCTATAGTTAAAGTTTCTGTACTTTCATCATAGTTAATGATTAATTTAGACCAAACTCCATTCTTACGAAGATATAAACCATCATCTGTAGGAACATCATCTATTTTATCATTTAAACTATCATTTAACTCTTCATTTATTGTATGTTGAGTTTTATTGCCATCTGAAATATATTCAGCATCTGTGACTTTTCCTCCAACTTGAGCAGGAATTAAATCATCTGGTATTTGTATGCTCATATTATCCTGTTATTAATAATCTATAATTGCCTTGTTTAAATCCAGGTCCACTAGCTGTTGTTTCTCCAAAATTAACTATATAACAATCATAAATAATTCCGTTTATTTCAGTTACTGCATATTGTTTATGATATCTCATATCAAATCCACTATTAAGATTTGTGTCATCCATACGAATTTCATCTATATTCATATGGCCTTCAATTCTAGGAACAACTATTACTAGCCATTGACCATCAATATTAACTTGGAAATCATATTCTTTACCATTTAAAGATGCAATATCATACATCGGAGAAAGTTTATGATAAGGATCAATTACATAAGAATAATTATATCCTGTACCTAAATAACAACAAGGAACTGCCTCTAATTGTATTATATCACTATTTTTATTTGTACCATCAACAAATATAGCTCTTACAAAGAATCTATTTACACCTGATATTGTAATATCAAAATTATAAATAGACCAATTTTCTACAAACTTAATTAATTCATTATTATTGTTACTATCTATTTTATATAATTCTAATCTTGAAATATTCTTTTCTGTTCCTACAACTTCAGCTCGTATAGTTTTACGTGTACCATTTTCTACAAGATCTGAATTATAAGTTAAATTAACTCTACAATTAGGTTCTTGATTTTCATTATTATATGTACAATATACTTCTTTTGTAGCAAATATTTCAGGATTTGAAGCACTTGTAGCTTTTATTACAACTCTGTTATTATTTGCATTTGATTTCAAATATAATACACCTGTTGTACTATCTATATAAGCATATTCATTTCCTTGTCCTTCAATTACAGTCCAAACAATACTTTGTTCAGTTGTATCTTCAGGATTATATACAATTGAATATACAGAAGAAACACCATCTATTTCATCAGCTCCAAGTATATCTAAACTTTCTAAAGGTTTAGGATTACCATATCTAGCCTCAAATATAGGTGGATCTTGAAAATCAGCAAACAATTCAGCATTTTCTTCTTCTACGGGGAAGCTTATGCTATCAGGTATTGTAATATTTTTATATTTAAGACTTAATGTACTATCAATATAACTTATTAAAGTTTCTGCAAGTTTAGTTTGTCCTAATTTATAAGCAGCTACAGCTGAATTAAACATATTAAAACATTCTATAATTCCAGAATCTTTATCAGTACATGAAGCTTTACAATCTTCAAGCATATCAATTCCGTAATCAGCAAGAGCACATAGCAAACGAGTATATACGGGAATATACTCAGTTGGTATATCTATATATACATAATTTGCATTTTGTTTAATATTATCACTCATAGTTCTGATACTTTTCTAAAAAGTAAATTTATTCTATTCTTTCTAACATCATCAAAAACTCTATAGTTTTTATATGCACAAATAAGAATATTATACCACTGTAATCTTATAAGAGAACTTTTGCTAGGAATTAATCCTAAAGCATTACATTGTCTTATAGAATTAGCAATGCTTGCTACTCTATTTTCTAGAGTAACAAGCATTTCATTTACAAAGTTAGCATCATTTGCCATATTTTATGTATTAAAAGTTTTATTATTTACATAAGTAGAATACTCATTTATAGAAATATTTATTCTATTGCTAACTTGTGTTATTCTTGATATAGCATCTTGTCCATTGTAAACAATAGCTATTATATTATCCGCAATCTCCTTTATCCATTCCTCTTTTAGTTTTGATGCTACGTTTACTTCTTTAATTTCATAAGATGAAAGACTAGAGTATAATTTATAATATTCAGTACTAACAAGTTTATTAATATTGTTTACTATATATTCTCTATTAGCTTGTATGTTATTGTGAGCAATAATACTTGCAGTTTCTTGAACTAATTTAAAACCAAAAGCTTTAAATCCAGAATCAATAGCATTTTCACATCTAACATTTTGCTTTCTTTCAGTATCTTGTAAAGTTTTATCTAAAACGTTACTAAGTTTTATAATATATTCAGTATTTTCTTTTATGGAATTAGCCATTTCATATAATGGCTTATTTTTATTTTTAGCTTTAAAATAACTAATCAAATTAGTAATTAAAGTATAAAGTAAGAAAATTCCACTAGAAATAATAACTGTTATATAAGAAGAATTACGAACACTCTCAGCAATAATATCGTTAATTACTTCAAGTTCATTCATAACATTTAGAATATTGCACCTCCCCCGTAAAAGAAGAGATGCAATATAAATTAGTTATTAAACTTTAGGTTCATAAGCAGCATCAGCCGCAGCCTTAGTCAGATACTTGCTAGCACCTGTTAAAATAGCCTTAATATCACTATAACTTGCGTTAGTAATAGGAACTGCAATATGAACATTCTGCCAAACTCTTTCATCCATCTGCTTACCAAAATCTCTCTTAGTAGCAAAATGAAGATTAAATACAGAATAGCCAGCAGTACAAGAACCACTAACTGCATCAGGAACTAAAGCTTCAACAGCTTCAGGATAACCAGGATAAAGTTCATGAGCATTTTCAGCAGTATAATTAAAGCCCTTACCAGCTGCACATTGTGATGCTAAATTCTTAATGAAAGCAACACCACCAATTTCAGGTTCACCCTGAGTAACAGTAAGTGAAGTACCTTCAAGCTGATCAGCTGCAACTACATTCCAAAGTTCACCCATATTATTGCACTCAATAGTAACTGCATCACTAACTGCAGAAGCAACAAAGTCAAACATTTCATTTGCCTTTGAATTAACAGCATCTACAAACTTAGCAGCAAGCTGAGCAGCAGTAAGATTAGATGAACCTACAGAAACTGTAATAGTAAACTTATTACGCTGATTAGGAACAGTATCTTTCTTTACAAAGATAAGAGTATAATCCTTCTTTGCAGTACCTGCAGGAGCATTAAATACAACCTTAAACTTAACTCCCTTAGCAGGCACTGTTTCAACTACAGTCAGAGTTTCAATGTCTACTTCGGGAATTACAAAAGCAGGACTCTTTGCACCCTTACCAAGAGCTATAGCAAAATTCTTAGCGGGAGCAGCTGATAAAGAAGTATCAGAACCTAACTCAAAGAATGTTATAGCACCTTCTTCAAGAGCTGAAAGATCCTTAACACTACCAACAGTAAGACCTGCATCAAGTGCCTTAGCACTATTAACTATAAGTAATTGTTTCATTGTTTAAAAAATTAAATTAATTGTTTTGTCTAATGTTATCTCTCAAATTTTCTCTAGCTTGATTTTGCGCTTGAATTTGTGCAGTAGATATACTACCAATTAAAGAAGCTCTATGTAAATCAACTGCATGCTTTAATATTTCAATATGTAAAGATTCAGGTAAATCACAATCTACATTCTTTTCATCTCCAGCACTTACATATTTAACTTTATTTGGTTTCTTAATATAAGAACACTCAATATAGTTTATATAAAGATTAGAAATTATATTAGAATATAAATCATTTTTTCCTAAGTAAATACTAGCTATTTGGTTAATATCACTATTTTCTTCAGATTCTACATTAACATCTTTATTAGTCAATGTAACAATTGGACTTTTAAAGTTTGGTGATAATATATAATCTTGAAGAGTATTAGCTAATAAACTTCTATCTATTATACGTACAGGAAAAAGATCAAAATCTTCATAATTGTTTTCTCCTAATTTTCTTTTGTAAGATATTGAAAAAGAATCAATAAACATAAGATTATTAATTTCTTTTTCAATATCTATATCAAAAGAAGTACGTTTATATTCACTTAGTGATTTATTAGAAGCATCTTTTATATTAATAGTTGTATATAAAGTTCTAAGAGCGTTTATCTGACCAATTTTAGAATTATCAGTTTGTACTTTATCACCTCTACTACTAACATTTTGATTAACAACATTAATAACAGTATCAACAATACTTGTATTTATTGATAAATCTATTTGTTCGGGAAGTATAGCACGAGTATTTTGCATACCCATTTGCTGAGCATACTGACGAAACCAAACGTGCATTTCCGAAATATTCATAACAAGTATATATTATGCTTTATTAAGTTTATTCTTATAAGCTTCTAATTCTGCTTTATTATCGGGATTATTAAAATAAGCAACTGCCTCAGTTACATTATTTCCAATAAACTTACCTTCAGCAGTAGAAAGCATTTGATTATGTTCGGCTCTAATTAATTCACCTCTAAGAATAAGCTGCTCAATGAATGACTTTAACTCAACGTTCTTATCATTATACATCTTATTAAACTTATCAGGATATTCATTGACAAACTTCATAATAATGTCATACTTTTCCTCTTTAGTCTTACTAAGAGCATAACCAACGTTTTCGTTATTAAACAGAAGTATCTGAATGTAAACAGCCTCACGTTTGCTATCACTACCATCGAGAGCAACAAAGTTACGCATAGCTAACTTCTTCTCTTCAACTAGTTTCTTTTTACGTTCAGCTTCTCTTTCATTATCTTCAATATAGAATCTAATAGAATTGTCTGCATTAATAAGAGAAATGTCTTTTGCAACATCCTTATAAAGTAAACAATGTCTATAAAGAATATATTGATTAATATTTAAAGGTCTACCAAATTGATATTTAGTACCTTCAAGTTCATTAAGTTTATCAGCCCAAAGCTCAACAGCTTTATTTAAAGCAGAAGTATCATTTCTACTTACTGCATTTCTTTCAGCAATTAACTTATCTTCTTGTGCTTTTATTGCGAGATAATCTTTAAAATGATCATATCTAAAAGAACAATCAATAACAGAACCGATATTATTTACAGTAAACTGTATGTTATTAAGATAACCTTTAACACGACTTATAAAATCTGGATGTGAAGGAGATAATCCTACAAGTTCAGGAAAATATGATTCAATTTCACCTTTATTAGAGCTTAATACTCTAGAACTCTTAATAGAACTACCTATTACTTGTTTCTTGTTTCCAAGAACGTGTTTATTAACCTGACGATAAGCAGAAAAATATTGAACAGGTTTAATTGTTATTTTTCTTTCATCAACATAAGGAGCATTTAATTCCTGCTCAGTATATTGCTTAACAGGACTTGTTCCTGCTTTAACTTCATTATCTCCCTTATTTGTAGTACTAACACTACCTCCTGTAGAAGGATTATTTGGAGTATTTACAACTGGACCCATAGTTTTATATACGTTTTAAAATTACATAACACACTTAATTTGCATCATCTTTTCAGCATTATTAACTTGCAGACCATAGCTATTCTTAATTTCATAGCGTGAAGCATCAACATCAGTAGCTAAGCTATTAGTAGGAACAGCACCCCAACTAGCAGGTATAGGAGTCAAACCCTTAATAACGCCCTGATGATAAATCTGACCTTTCTGACGAACCTTACGAACATTACGAACACCTTCATAAGTTGAAAGGTCAATCATAAATGCCTGGTGAGAACTCATAGGAAGTCCAGTACGAGGATGCACATTACCATTAGCACGATCCATTTCAGCATTTGTACCCTTATCTGCCATAGCAAGATGCTTTACAGTGATAATATGACCATCAATAGTCTTATATCTACGGAAATACTTACCATATGAAAGACCACCATTGTAATCTTCAATCATCTTATCACCAAGAGGAGTAGCAAAACCTTCAGCACGAGCATCATTACGAATAGCTTCATCAAAGTCTGCCATGAAACCCTTACCAGCAGCAAGTACAACTTCCATTGTACCACTATCAGTCTGCTTGTCAAGAATATCACCTATTGAACGTTCAATCTTATTAATAGTAAGGAACTCACCATAAGTTTCATAGTTAGCCTCACGACAAATCTGCTGCATACCAGCTGTATGAGGAATAGGCTGACCATTATCAGGATCTACAAGAGTAATAACGCCTTCTTCATTACGGTTATATTCAGCATACCATAAACGTTCTTCATCCATTACACGAAGTGTAATATCATGCTGACGCATCTCTTCATTAATCCAAAGATTAGTAGTACCACCATTCTTTGTCTTAAATTCATAAGTAACAATCTGATTAGACAGATTACCAGCAATCTCTTTACTATAACGATGGAACTCAAGCTGACTCTTCATCTTACCAGGTCCCATAACATTACTTCTATTACCCTTTGAATAACTCTGAGGAATAGTAGGAGCAGTCATACCCCAATACATACCCTTAGCAAGATTTCCAAGAGCAACAAAAGCATTAGGATCAGGACTAGTAAGTTTAAGACGATAAACATAACCACCATGACTACCTGCACCAAGATCCTTCATAATACGAACTTGTGTATGACCATCAGGTGCAATAAGTCCATATTGTTCAATAAACCAATGTGTAGCAAATTCTACCTCAAAAACAGCACCACCCTTACCAGGAGTAGTATTAGAAGTATTGAAGTAAAGAACATAGTCTGTAAACTTCATTCTACCCATTGTCTTCCAAGTCCACTCAACTTCATCAATATCAACGACACCAACCTGTCCTTGACCCTCAGTTAAAAAAGTAAGAGGGAACCTATCATCATCCATACCATAAGTATAGGTGAGAATAGAGTTAATTTCTGAAGGCTTACTCAAAGCAAGATGAGCAATGGTTTCTTCATTAGAATAACCACGATCATCAAAGTTTCCACGAGATACTTCTCTAAGTGCGTACATAATTACTAATTTAAATTAATATTAAAATTGAATATCATCTGCGTTTACTTTAGAAGGCTTTTTACTATTAACTCTAACTGTAGTAGGACTTTTATGTTGTTTACTTGTTAATCTTAAAGTTCTAACTTCATTCTCTTTTACAGCCATATTAGCTAAATCTTTAAAACTACCACCAGTAAACATAAGCCAAGCATTTATCAGTTCATTGTTAATATATTCATCATCTGATTTTGCTTCTAAATCTTTCTGATAAGCAGAAATTTTTTGACCATTAGCATTAGTATGTACTTGCTTAGAAAGATAGTCAAAGAAATCACTAGGTGTTAATATTACTTTTTTACCATCAACTTCTTTTGTAATACTATCTGGCAATTTATAACCTGCTATAGTTTTACTTTTAATGATATTATTTACTTTATTCCAATATTCAGTTATCTTTTGTTGTTCTTGCTTTCTAACTTCTTCTGCTTGTTTAGAAATATCCTCTTTAAACTTAGCATCTTTTTCTTTTAAAGCTTCAAGCATTTCAACTGCATAACTATATAATGAACCACTATCTTTAAGATACTTAATATAAGCATCATTTACAGTCTTATTACCAAATTCAGCAGCAGCCATCTTAATAATAGATTCTTGCTGTGATTCATTATTCTTATCAATTTCCCAATCTTCTCTATCAGGTAATTCTCCAAAACCTTGATAAGAACCTGTTACATCAACATAGTCTTTAAATTGTTTAAGAAGAGGATTGTTTGCATACAATGTATTAATTGCAGCTTCTTCTACTCCCTTAACTTTATTATCAACTATTGCATTAATGTACTTTGTTACACCTTCAACAGTGTTTTCAAATTCTACAGGATTACCTTGTTCATCAACTATATCCTCAGGAAAAGCTTCTTTAATAGCATCAATAGATATTCCTTCTTCTTCAGCTTCTTGTAAACTTTCTAACCAAGCAGCAACATCTTTCTGCTCTTTAAAAACTTTACCATCTTTATCAAGAATATCACCATTTTCAGCTACAGTATAAGTAGCACCATCAAATTCAAGGTTATCTCCAGGTTTAACTTCTAATTTACCTTCATTATCTTTAGGAGGTTCTTGATTCTGTGGAGGTTCTTGATTAGTAGGTGGCTCCTGATTAGCTGGAGGTTCTGGATTATTATTATTATTATTATTCTGTGGAGGTTCCTGGTTAACAGTAGGTTCTTGATTACTAGGAGGAGTATTAATATCCTTAGGATCTCCATTACCAAAATCAATATCATTTACAGCCATAATCTAAAAAGATTTAGTTAAACATTATTTTGTGATAAACTACTGCAAATATAAGCATACATATTATATATTCCAAGAAATATATTAAAAATTTAACTCTTATTATCACAATTATTTATACTATCTTCTATATATGTTGTTTATACTGCTTATATTAATTTAACTACATTTGCAGCTATTCTCAGCCAAAAATCCAACAACCAATCAGTCCACAAATCAGGTCGCTAAAGGGCAAAATTCTGCGCTACAATGCGTTAAAAATGCAATCGTGAACACTCATACCAAACACCCCCGTAAGAGGAAAGTATGACAAAATTATTTACAAAAGAAAAGAAATTGCCCTTAATTATAAACATTACATTTATAACTAAGGGCTAGAGTAATAGGGATTGCACTATTACTTTCTTCTTATATCAATTAAGCTAGGTTTAATATTATTTCCTTTTAAAGGCGTGCTAATAATACCTCCAATTGCATAATTAATTTGTTTAATTACATCTGGATTTTTAAGAAAATCTTTTTTAAATTGTTCATAATTTCTATGATTACTATTACCATCTCCTGTCATCATATAATTAACATAATCTTTACTTTCTTTATTTATATGATTAACAAAATCAAGATTAGTATGAATATTCTTTCCTTTAGCATTAAGGTCATTTAATGATATTCTAGCATTATTAGCTCCTGCATTATAAGCATAATAAGATCTAGCTTTTCTTACATCATTAGTCATTTTAGGATTTTGTTGCCAACTAGAAGTATCAAGTTTATTCATAAACCAATCACGAACAATTCTTGCTTGTTTAGGATGAATCATATCAGCTAATTTAATATTAGTTTTATTAGCTTTATTATAATCATCTATTACAGGTTGTGTTATTTGATATATTCCTGTAGCACCACTATTTTTATTATAAGCAAGACTATCAAAACTACTTTCTAAATGTGCTTGTCTTACAGCAGGATTATTAAAAGCAGATTTTATTTCTTCTTCAGTAGGTTGTTTCTTTTTAATATTACCACCATTTGCAAATATATTATCTTCTAAACTAAATCTACTCATTATTTTATATTAACAAAGTCTATTAATAATATATCCTCTTTATATTCCTTACTTAATATTTCATGATTATATTGTTTAGCATAAGGGAAAGGATAAAATTGATTAATCCATTTATTAGCAGAAACAGAAGCATAATCTTCTTTACAAGTAGGATTATAATTAAAGTTATAATCTATTTCCCAATTATATAAATTTCTACCACACCAAAATTTAAGATTAGGATATTTATATACTAAATCAGCACAAAATTGTTTAAAATAAGGATAATTATGATTATATTGATGAAATGTTCTAACATCTAATACAACTCTAATTTCTCCTTTTATACTATATATATAAGAAAGATGTCTATATAATTCAGATTCACTTATTTTATAAGTCATAAAACCATGACATATCTGAACTCTACCTAATCTATCAAATCTAATTCTTAAATCAAAACATTCAACTCCATATATTTCATGCTGTTCATATATATTAACTTCCTGACATTTAGCTATAAAGTTAAATGGAGATAACCACCAATGTTTTGGCTTTAAGTAACTCCAACTATTATGACTTCCTAATTTCATTTTTTATCGTATCTATTTTTATTTGTTTTAGCAATCTTAACCTTCATATCAACATCATACTTTTTAATTGCTCTATCAGCAGCTCTATTATACATATCAGCCTGTATTTTCTGACGTTCAAGATTAAGTTTGTTTAATTCTATTTCTCTTTTATTATTTTCAGATAATGTATCTAATCTATTTTTAGCTTCATCTGTATTGTTAAGACTAGTATCAATATCAATATATTTAAGAGCAAGCTCATGTTCGTATTTAAGATTCTCAAGAAGTCTATCTTGTTCACCTTTAGCCTCAATTTCCTTAAGTCTATTTTGAATATCTTCTTGTTTAAGCATAGCTTCAATTTGCTGCATTTGAGCTTCATGTTCTTGCTTAATTTCATTGAAACGTTTGATAGAATCTGTTATTTGAGCAATATTATCACCTGTTATAGCTGCAAGAGCTGCATCAAGGTCGCCATTTTGAGCTGCACTAAATGCCCATTGTCTAAGTTGTTCTAATTTATCTTTAGTCTTAGCATCATTCTTTACAGATACCCCGTAAGAAGAATATACATAACTATTTACATCTAAGCTAAGATAATGTCTATTTCCTTCTACATCATGGAAACCTTGTTCAAGTCCATCAATATAAGCTAACTTAGCATATTCAAGATCTCTTTGATAATCACGCTTTCTAAATTCATCAAATACTGTTACTATAATAACACTACCCATTGAACTTCTAGCTACAGCCTCTTGTGTTGTTCCAACACCTGCTGATTGTTGAATATCGCCATAACGTTGAGCATTCATATCAACAGTATCCCAAGCTTCTTGACGAACGTTTTCTATAAGTTCAGATACTTGTCTAATATAATCTCCAATGTTAGCATTTAAAAGTCTAACTTGCTGAAGTTTTAATGTATTCTCATCATCTTCATCATTAGCATAAAGAACACCATCAGCTGCCATTCTATAAATTATATCATCTTCATCACCAGATACTAAAGACTTAGGTAATAATAGAATGAGAAGTTTATTCTTAGCTATCAACATTTCTCTATGATAAGCAAAAATATTTCTCATTATTTGGAAAGGAGTTACAGTAGCAACAATACTAAATTTTCCCATAAAAGGAAGAACCTCCATAATACCATTATAAGGAAGTTTATTATTTCTACCATACTTAATAGGTCTACATTTAATAGGATAAATACCACAATTTCTTGTACCTATTCTATATCCTTCATATATTTGAGTATCGTATTCCCATTCAATAGAAATATCACCTACTTTTTTATTTAATTCGTAGTCTTCATCTACTACTCTTGTAGTTATAAGACCAACTTCATTTACATATGTAAGAATACCTTTCTTTGCTTCTCCTTTCCAAACAACATGCCAAACTTCAAAAAGACCTGTATTATTTTCATAAACTGTAGTCTTTTGTTTATTAAATAAATTTCTATCATCATCAGTATATTTTTCACAAATATCTGCGTATGTTTCAAAATATTGTGAATATAATATTTGAGTTCTAGCACTTATTCCTCTATTATAATAATATGTTTTAAGGAAATTTCTATCTCTATCAGTAAAATCATTATCAAATAAATCCATAATTTGCTGATAAGAAAGCATCATTTTCCTAGCAAACATATCATGATCTTCAACAAATTGTTTATTATTTGGAATAGGATAAGCTTCTATAATAGGAACGTTTTCTTTTATTATTTGTTCTCCACGTATATCAGTATAACTATAACATTCACCAAAAGAAACCCATTGATTAAAAGCATTAAGATATATCATAATATCATCAGTACAACTTCTTATAAATTCAAGAACTTCCTGACCTTGTTTGCTTTCATCATCCATATATTTATCCTCAAATTGTTTAATAAATTCTTCTGGATTAGGCATAGCATTTTGAGGATTAAGTTGGTCAGCAGGAATACCTTGCTGAGCAGCTTCATCTTGCATTTGCTGAAATCTAGCTTGAAATTCTTGTATAAATGCTTGCTGAGCAGCTAAAAGAATTTCTTCTTTAAGCTTAGCGTTTTTACTTAAAACAATTTCAGGATTACTAGCACCAACAGTAAAATCATGTGGGCTTTTATGATATTCAGAAACATAACGTCTTATAATATCAGACATAATATCAAGATTTCTCATTGTAGCAGGAAATCTTTTATATTTCTCTTTATCTGTATTATAAGGATTTAATGTTTTCTTATAAAAATCTTGAGGAATATTACCATGAAGAATATTAATCTGAGTTTCAGTTTCAGATCTATCGTTCATAGACATACCCATTGATATAATGTAATCAATACTATTACAATACCAAGAAGGTTTTTGTTTTTCTTCCCAACTAACTCTTTGAGGAGGAAAATCAGCACGACCACCTAAATTCTGTATAATTTCTCCAGCCATATCTTTATTAATTATATCTTAAAACCAATTTCTAGCAAAAAGTGATTTATTATCTTTTTCAACTTTTTTTCTTGTAGCTAATTGCTTAGCTGCTTGAACATCCATTAATTTATGTCTAATAGCTCTAATAATCATTTCTGATACTCTATCAAAGTTACCAATACTATTCCATTTCTTAAGTTCAAGAATAGATTGATAATCATAAATAGTTTCAAAGAAATAAATATCTCTACCATCTGAATCTTTAGCAACTACAGAATAAAGCATTTCTTTTAATAGACGCAAAGCTTCAAGTTTTTTTGTAGAACTGCCTACATTACCACCAAGATTAATACCATAATCACCTGTAACACTACCTTTAATAGAACTATCCCAAAGTTGAACAGGATCTTTCATTAAATATTTAAGTGCTTTCCAACGTCTAAAGTTAGATACAGTTTCACCTCTATTTATTTCAACAGCAGTTGTTCCAATACAATTATAATATCTAGCTGCAAGATAACAAATCCAATCTGCATCTTCTAGTTTATCAGGTCTGCCAAAATATGATAAACAACATTGAGGTTTAAAATTATTATAAACACAAGGTTCCATCCATACTTTAATACTATTATGAGAATGTCTATTAGTTATTTCTTTATTCTCTTTATCAACACCAACAGGGTCATAACTAATAGAATAAATTCCAGGAGGAGTACCAAATTGTTGTTTACCTTCTGAATCTATATAAGCTACTTTAATAGGATTAAACCATTTTCTGCAACAACCATGATGATGTTCATTTTGTTTACGTGGAACACCTGTTATATAGCTAAAGAAATCCTGATTGAATTTTCCACCTTTAGCTTCTATTTCTGCATTAGTTCTAAATATTACTTTTCTTACATCACTAGGATCTTCCATGAACATACCATCAATATAAAAATTATAAGAACTATCATTCTTTAATTTTTCTTCATATGCCATTAGTCGTTCACTACTAAATAGATTTTCACTTATAGAACTAAAAGATTCAGAAGGCATATTAGCATACTGACCGAGATAATTAATATAGTCAGAAAATGTTTTAGCAGTCTTTCTTTTATGTTCACGTTCTTCAAATGCTATACGTAATCCAATTTCTATATCTGAATTACCATCTTCATCAAGTGAATATCTATCTCCTATTTGTCCTTGTAAGCCCCAACAATAAGGTTTAAAATAACCACAAACTTCACCTCTTGCATCTTTATCCCAAACATTTTCAAATGGCATAAAGTTCCAAGCACCTGGATTATAAAAGTTTTGTTCAAAAACTTGCATATTACCTTCAGTAGAAGTACCCCAACAGAAAAGATTACCTGTAACATAACTACCTGTTCTCATAGCAGGTTCAGTTACATTCATAAATTCGTCAAAGTTATCCATAGTTGAAAGCTCTTCAACTTTAACTTTTACGGCATCTTTACCAATAGCGCAGTTAGGATTATTTAAAGCAGATACACTAAGTAATGCACTATTCCAAGAATCTGGAGATACAGTTCCATTAGGTAATTTAAATCCAAGACTAAAGTTTTCATCTTTTCTAGAAAGAATACCTCTTACAAAAGGAGTATTCATTTCATAGAACTCTAAATCTTTTATGGTAAAATCTGTTAATCCATCATCCATTGTAAGATACTTCTTATCTATAGCAACATGAATATCTGTTGTTCTAGCTTTAAGATTAATATCATTTGCACTATCAGATGACATAATATATGAAAAACCACCACGTCTAGTTTTATCTATTATAAGATGAAAACCATTACGTACTGCAAATTCCATTATATGCCAAGTCCAAAATTGTGCATCAATAAATTTTGGAAAATCGTATACTTTTTTACCAGTAGATGCTAAATTACTATGTTTTGTAGATTTCGTATCAAGCTGTTTAATTCTAGTATAATTAAGATAATTATACATTCCGCCTGTAATACGAACATTTTGTATTTTACCATTACGAAGAAGACATGGCGCAGTAAAGCCATGTTCTCTTCTATATTCCTCCTTTTTTCTAAATTGTCTATGAGGAACACTATCTTCTTTTAAGAATGTATATACCCCATTCTTATTATAAAAATCAGCAGCTTCTGTAAATAAATGTGTATTAACAAATTTATCTCCTTCATTTATATTAAGAAGAAATCCTCCACTATCACCTATAAGGAATAAATCATCAGGATCGTCATAACCAGCATCTTTAGCATGACGATACCTAGACTTATCCTCTTTTATATAAGCTAGAAAAGGATATTCATTAATATATTCTTCTACAGTTTGCATTATAATAAAGCTAATATTAATAAAGCTAAACAACTTATACCACAACCTGTACTAATAGCTAAATCTTTTTTAAGAGTTTTGATTTTTCTATTGTACTTTAAATCTACATCATCAATATAAGTTTTATATTCGCTTATTATTATAGAATCATTATATATTATTTCTTTAAGATTTTTATTAATCTCTTTTTCATATTCAAGCTCTATCATTTTAGCATTTGCTATACGAAGAGCATCATAAGAAACTATAGCATATTCATCTGATACTCGCACCCCCGTAAAAGAAGAATGAATTGTATCAGTCTTATTTGCTTGTAAGTTCATTAAACAAGTTAAGAGTAGCACTGTCGCTAAGATTATATGTTTCTTCAATTTTACCATTTTTAATACTATCTAAATGATTAATTATTTGTTGCAAACTATCTTTATTGTTTTCATACTCTATTACATCAGGTTTTTCAATTTCAACAGGATCTTTAATTCTATAAATTACATTTAATAGAATTAAACCTATTATAACACATACTGCTGTAATAATAATTGTACTCGCTAATTTTTTCATAATACAAGCAAACGAAAAATCTTCATTCTCAGGACTATAATTCTCTTTCATTGATTAAAGTATATGTAAAAGTTTCACCAAAACCATTATCTATCTGCAATTTACATAATCTTAAAAAGGATTCAAACTCTGAATTAATAGCAAATACTTGACATCCAGCAGACCAATTATTTATTTGTTTTGAATTAGTACCTGCTCTATGTATATTAATTCCGAATTTACCACTATCTATACTTTGTTTGTTATAATCGTATTTTCTATCTTTATTTATATCTCTATAAACTTTTAAATCTTTTACTTGAATTAAAGCATTTTGACCTTTATGTTTTCCTAATTTATAAGCACCTTTATATTGACCTTCAGCTAATATAGCAGTACCTTTAGAATTTGAAGGATTTTCCATATAGGAAATTCCTGGTTGAGTAGTTATTTTATAAATGGCTCTATTATCTTTAGATTTTGAAGTATTATAAATAACTACAAGATAATCATCAAATTCGTTAGTAACTTTATGATTATTAGCTGATCTTACACCTATGATATTAAGATTATAATTACCATTACTGAAATACTTATAACCTTTTTTAGCAAAAAGTTTGCTAAAATCATATTTATATAATATTGTATAAAGGTTACTCATAAATTAAAATAAACTTAATTGTTCATTACCAGCTTTAGCTTGTAAAGCTTTTATTTCATTATATCTATCTTGTAACATAGCTTTAGCTTCTTTAAATAAATAAGGAATTCTATACCATGTTACTGTTTCTTCTCCATTAGGATCTACATGATATCCATCAACATCTCTAAGTGGTTGACCATATCTATTAAGAATCCAAGGACTAGCTATATGACAAAGACCTAAACCACGACAAGGTATACCAAGAATATATTGTACCATAAAAGCATATACACTTAATTGAAGTGCGTAATGATTACCATTGCAATCTTCTAAGTGACTTAAAGGTGCTAACATATATTCATTTTTATGTACCCATTCATTAGTTAATTGATTAGGTATTGTAGTTTTATCTTTCTTGTAATAACCAGCTTCAAATTTAAGACCATCTCTATTAGTTTTCCAATCTAATATAACAAAGTCTGTAGGTCTATAACAAAGAATATCTATTGTACCACTTACTAAATAATCTACTAAGAAACTTCCAATTTCTGAATAAATTGTATATCCTAAATTAGTATAATGTTCAAAAACTCTATATATTTCAGGATATTTATTATAAGTGGCTTCTTTAAATTCTTCAATATTTAAAGGCTTAGGTATTAAATTAGGAATATCTGCAACAGTAATACATCTACCACTTTGAGCTTGTTCAAGATATCGTATAGCATCTTTAAACTTACTAACATCTTTTATTGCATCTTCTAAGTTATTATGTTGATGTGTTCCACGTTTACAAGCTTCTTCTTTAATTTTAGCCCATTCAGCCTTTATTTGCTTTTCAGTTTTACCTTGTTCTTTAGCTTTACGTCTAGCCCAATAATGTTCATCAAAATGAGGATAATACTTTCCTATCATTGTAGTAACACTAAGATACTCATTATTATTAGTATCTGTGTACTTATGACCTTCCTCTTCAAAATATAGAAAAGTATCGTTATATCTAGTATCTGTAATCATATCAATTTCCAGCTTTCATAGAACTTAATACTTGACCACCACCACGAGCAATTTCAGTATTCTTTTCTTCAATAAGATTTTGTTTTGCCTCTTCTAAACTCTTAA